GGACTTACGTGGCATGGTGTGTGGATGGATACTAATCGAATGGATGATGACCACTGGTGGTATCGACTAGCCGAGAAAGATAAACTCAATGGCAAGTATGCATGGCAATTCTTTAAACAACCTGGCGGTGTTGTTGAAGTAGATCCTGGAAACTTACCAGAGAATCCAGAAGCTAATGACCATATATTTTCTGGTGGTCGTTGGTGGAAGATGAATTCTAAAGCTGAGAACGTTGGCAACTTACCAGCTGGTTATTACATGCAGATGTTAGGTGGTAAGAACCTAGATTGGATCAAGTGTTATGCAGAAGGTAAATATACATACGTTCAAGAAGGCAGACCCGTATGGCCAGAGTATGATGATCACTCAATGAGTGGCGAAGTAGAATACGATCCAGAACATGCATTACAAGTTGGCCTTGACTTTGGTTTGACACCAGCCGCAGTGGTAGGCCAAAGATTACCTAATGGTAGATGGATTATCTTAGATGAGATAGTTACATTTGATATGGGACTAGAACGATTTGGACAACAACTACTAGCAGAGCTTAATGCTAAATATCCTAAAGCACAGATTATGTTATGGGGCGATCCAGCCGGTATGCAACGAGATGCCATCTATGAAGTTACAGCATTTGACTATTTACGCACATTAGGATTACGCGCACAGCCAACACCATCTAATGATTTTAAAGTTAGACGAGAAGCAGCAGCCGCACCTATGCAAAGATTAATTGCTGGTAAGCCTGGATTAATTGTAGCTACAAAATGTAAGATGATTCGTAAATCATTGGCTGGTGGATACCATTTTAAACGTGTAGCTGTCGGTGCTGGTCAAGAACGATTTAAAGATGCACCTAACAAAAATGAACACTCACACGTAGGTGATGCTTTTGGATATCTACTTCTTGGTGGTGGCGAACATAAACGTATGACCAAAAGTCCATTGTCTGCATCAACTATTATTGCACAGACTGTAGCCTCATCAGATTTTAATGTATTCGATTAATCCAGAAATACTTGCAGCACTGCCACACGTCAAAGGTGGCTATTTTCTTCCATTCAATACAGACCATTTAGATTACCTTGATGATATTGATGAATATGTCAGATCTATGGGATTTGAGGAGTTTAAGGCTCAAATAGCAAGTCAAGCAAGTCGTGGGCCAGTCATTACAGCATTTCTTTATGGTAGACCAGTTGCCGTATTTGGCTGTGGAATGTTATGGCATGGTGTAGCAGAAGCATGGTCTTTGCTGTCAGAGCAATCTAAACGATATCCAATAGCCATGATTCGTGCCGCGAATTCCTTTTTAGATATCTGTTGGGTAACATTTAACTTGCACAGATTGCAAATATCTGTTAAAACCTCAGATACTGTAGCTATACGTTTTGCAAAGGCTTTGAAGTTTAGAGAAGAAGGCATTATGAAGAAGTATAGTCCGGATCAACAAGATTTTACTTTATTTGGGAGATTGTAATGGGTGGATTAATGGGCGGTGGAAAACCCGATACTTCTGCTGCTGAGGCTAGTTTAGCCTTGCAAAAAAAGCAAGCAGCTGATGCAGAAGCTAAAGCATTAGAAGAAAGACGTATGTTAGCAGAACAAGCAGCTGGTAGACGTAGAGCTAGATCAGCATCTGGCGAACGTGTATTACTATCAGAAGCAAGATTAACACCAGAAACAGGCATAGACGAAACTCTAGGCACGCCTGGCACAACAGCTTAAGGAGAATATTATGGGCGGACGTTCAGCACCACCACCAGCACCAGCACCAGAACCAGTAAAACCAGTAGTCACTGACACTCAAAGAGGAGAGGCATCAGCAAGTGCAGCTTCAAAAAGAGCAAGACAAAGACGATCATCTTTATTAGTTTCATCAACATCACCAGAATCTTTAGGCGCTGGCGAATCATTAGGCACAGGCGGAGGCGTATAATGAAAGAAAATAAAATGCAAGCCAAAGTTCACAAAGTAATGCGTGAATACAAAAAAGGCACACTTCATTCTGGCAAAGGTGGCCCAGTAGTTAAATCACAAAAGCAAGCTGTAGCTATTGCTATGAGCGAAGCTGGAATGGCTAAAAAGAAATGAAAGCAGAATTATCAGTTGAGTTAGATGACGAAGATATTAAATCTAGCGCTAAATTTGTTGAGCAAGCTGTAAAACTTATGATGAAACATTCAAAAGATAAAAAGCAAAGCTTAATGGATTCAGAAGAAGATATGATGGAAGATAATGGCGATTAATGTATTAAGAGAGTCAGATACCACTAAATCAAGATATGTGACTCCAACATATATTGATAAAGATGGTAATCAAGTTGTAGCTGGATCTGAAAAGCCACTTGTAATTGCTGATGTTAATCATGTTCGTTTGCATGAAGCTCGTGCATATTATGTATATTATTTAAATGGATCTGCAAATAAATTAGCAAATGATGCAAGTATTGATATTGCTATTGCATGGGCTAGTGGCAAAACACCGCATTTAGTGTTTGATGTGAATTGTGGTGGTGATGCAGAGTTTACCATTTATGAAAACGCTGTTGTTACTGGTGGAACTCCATTTACAGCTATTAATAGATATAGACCATCTACTAATACAAGTGCTAGTGCTGCATTAATTAACCCAACAGTAACATCTACAGGGACTGCATTAACTGGTGAGTTTCTTGCTGGTGGATCTGGTGGGCAAGCTGGAGGAGCATCTGCATATTCATTTCAATATGTATTATCTCCATTAACAACATATTTATTTAGATTAACAAATCGTAGTGGCCAAGCACATATGGCTCACATGATGATTGAGTGGTATGAATAATGACATTAAAAAAACATCAAAATCCTAAAGGTGGATTAAATGAAGCTGGTAGAAAATACTTTGAAAAAAAAGAAGGTGGTAATTTACAATCTCCAGTCAAGAGTGGCACAAATCCTAGGCGTGTGTCTTTTGCTGCTCGTTTTGGTGGAATGTCTGGTCCATTAGTAGATAAGAATGGTAAACCAACAAGATTGAAACTAGCATTAAAAGCATGGGGCTTTGGCAGTAAAGAAGCAGCACGAAACTTTGCAAATAGAAATAAAAAGGATTGATATGGCAACAATGATGAGATTATCACCAGAAGATGTCTTAAAAAGACACGACAAAGCTCTTACTAAAAAAGAGGATTTTAGAAACTTATACGAAGAATGTTATGAGTTTGCTTTGCCACAACGCAATCTTTATGACGGATATTATGATGGTAAAACATCTGGTCAAAAGAAAATGAATCGTGTGTTTGATGCAACAGCAATTAACTCTACACAACGCTTTGCTAATCGTATGCAATCTGGCATATTCCCACCACAACGTAAATGGTGCAGACTAGAGCCAGGCACAGATATTCCACAAGAACGCAGAGTTGAAGCTCAAGCTGCATTAGATGTATATGCAGATAAAATGTTTGCAGCACTCAAGCAATCTAATTTTGATATTGCTATTGGCGAATTTTTGCTTGATCTATCTGTAGGCACTGCTGTTATGATGGTTCAGCCAGGCGATGATATTGCACCAATTAACTTTATTCCTGTGCCACAATTCTTAGTATCATTTGAAGAAGGTGCTAATGGTCAAGTAGATAATGTATATAGACGTATGCGTCTTAAAGGCGAGTCTATTATGCGTCAATGGCCAGATGCAAAGATTCCAGATGATCTACAAAAGAAAATAGATCAGAAGCCAACAGATGAATTGGATTTTATTGAGGCTACTATTCTAGATCAAAAACGTGGTGACTATTGCTACCATGTTATTCACAAAGAATCTAAATCAGAATTAGTCTATAGACGAATGAATATTAGCCCATGGATTGTATCACGCTATGCAAAAGTAGCTGGTGAGATCTATGGCCGTGGTCCATTGATTACTGCATTACCAGACATCAAGACACTTAATAAAACATTAGAGTTAGTATTAAAGAACGCATCACTTGCAATCTCTGGCGTTTATACAGCAGCAGATGATGGTGTGTTAAATCCTAATACAGTTAAGATTGTGCCTGGCGCTATTATTCCTGTAGCACGTAATGGTGGCCCACAAGGTGAATCATTGAAGGCATTGCCACGCGCTGGTGACTTTAATGTATCACAAATCATTATGAATGACTTACGCATGAGCATTAAACGTATCTTGCTTGATGAATCATTACCACCAGATAATATGTCAGCACGTTCAGCAACAGAAGTTGTAGAGCGTATGAAAGAGTTATCACAAAATCTAGGTTCAGCATTTGGTCGATTAATTAATGAAACTATGATACCATTGGTAACCAAGATACTTAATGTAATGGATGATCGTGGCATGATTAACTTGCCATTAAAAGTTAATGGTCTTGAAATTAAAGTATCAGCAGTAGCACCATTGGCTATGGCTCAAGCTATGGAAGATGTGCAGAACGTATTGCAATATGCACAGATCGTTCAAGGTGTTGGACCACAAGGTCAGTCAATGATTAAGACAGATGCTATGTTAGAATTTATTGCAGAGAAGCTAGGTGTGCCACAACGCATACTTAATTCTCCAGAAGAACGTATGATGATCCAACAACAACAAATGCAAATGGCTGCTATGGCAGCGCAAGCAGCACCAGAAGCTGTGCCAGATATGGTTAAAGGCGCTATGCAACAAGGAGCTATGTAATGGCTGGATGGGAAGATTTAGATCAACCATTACCATTAGACGTTAGAGATGTAAACCAAGCTAGAGAAGATTTAGATCGTCTAGCTTTGCGTGTATTAGGTAGTGATGAAGGTAAGAAATTAATGGATTGGTTACGCCAATCTGTTTTGGAGCAACCAGTTGCCTTGCCTGGTAGCGATTCTAGTTATGCTTACTACCGAGAAGGTCAGAATAGCATAGTCAGAGATTTAGAAGCAAGGTTAATTCGTGCAAGGAAAATCAAATGACAGACGACGTGATCGAGCCTAGTAGCTCTGAGGAAGTATCTCAAGACACTGGCCTACTCGATAATGTAAACGTAGAACCAGCAGTAGATACAGATCCAAATCAAACAGCAATAAACCATCTTGATACACCAGAAGATGATGATGGCCCGTTAGAAAGACCAGATTGGTGGCCAGAAAACTTTTGGAAGAAAGATGAGTCAGAACCAGATCTAGAAGCGATTGCTAAATCGTGGACAGATCTTCGTAAGCAAATCTCACAAGGCAAACATAAAGCACCAGCAGATGGTAACTATGATCTATCAGCATTTGGCTCTACGCCAGATAATGATCCTGTTAAAGCTCATGTAATTAATTGGGCTAAACAACATAGCGTCAGTCAAACTGCTTTAGATGAGCTAGTTTCTAAAGTTGTAGAAATGAACGTTAATACAGCTCAAACAGCATCGGTTAGTATTGAACAAGAACGTAAGTCTTTAGGCCCTAATGCAGATGCTAGGATCAAAAGTATTGTTCAATGGGGAACTGGCTTGGTTCAAAAAGGCGTATGGAGTAAAGACGACTTTGAAGAATTCAAGTATATGGGCGGAACAGCTAAAGGGATATCTGCTTTAGAGAAACTTCGTGGTGCATATGAAGGTCGTGTGCCTACAGATAGCTCTCCAGAAGGTAATGCTCCAACAAAAACTGAACTTTATCAATTGGTGGCTGATCCAAGATACCATACAGATAAGGCTTACAGAGAAAAAGTTGAGAAGCAATTCCAAGAAGCTTTTGGTTAAAACGCAAAAAGTTCGCGTTAGCCCCCTTAATTGGGGGCTTTTTTTGCACTTTATACAAAATACTTGCACATTTTTGCAAAATATGTTAAAAATCCCACAAGGCTCATTGCATTCGCAACCCTTCACACAAGTAGCGTCTTGTCGGCTGGCTATCGTAAATAGCAAGCACTGGCCCAGGTTTCTGGCTAACCAAAGCGATAAACTTTATTTTTATCAATTCTAGGAGAATAACATGGCTATTGGATTATCTAATGCTTTTGTAACGCTCTTTGATGCCGAAGTTAAACAGGCTTACCAAGGTAAGGCAAAGTTAGTTGGTGCAGTTCGCCAAAGACGCGGCGTTGAAGGCTCAGTAGTAAAATTTCCTAAAGTAGGCAAAGGTGTTGCTACTTTAAGAGTTCCACAAACAGACGTAACACCATTAAATGCTGGCTGGAGTCAAGTAACTGCTACTTTAGCAGACTGGAATGCAGCAGAGTATTCTGACATTTTCATGCAACAAAAAGTTAATTTTGACGAAAGACAAGAGTTAGTGCAATTAGTATCTAACGCTATTGGTCGTCGTCAAGACCAAATGATTCTTGATGCACTTGCTGCTTCATCTACATCATTAACAGTGTCTAACGATATCGGCACAACAGACTCTAACCTTAACGTAGCTAAACTACGTGAAGCTAAACGTCTATTAGACAAAAACAACGTTCCACCAGAAGGCCGTCATATCGTTCTTCATGGTAACAACTTAGCATCATTACTTTCAGAAACAGCAGTAACTTCTTCTGACTTTAATACAGTTAAAGCTCTTGTAGCTGGTGAAATCAATACATTCTTAGGTTTCACATTCCACGTATTAGGCGACAGATCAGAAGGTGGTTTAGCAATCGATGGTTCATCAGATCGAACAATCTTTGCATTCCACAAAGACGCTGTTGGTTATGCTGAAGGTATCGCACCTAAGACAGAGATCAATTACATTCCAGAAAAGACATCATTCCTCGTGAATGCAATTTTCTCTGCGACTGCAACAACGATCGATGCCGAAGGTATTGTTCAATTAACTTGCCGCGAATAAGGAGAATAAAACATGGCTTATTCATCAACTGGTTTAAACGCTGCTGGCGGTCAATCAAAAGCTGGTAATGCTCCACAACTTTGGACATACTCTAGCGCAGATGCTATTGCTACAGTAAATACAGCTGGCTATTTCAATAGCGCAGCTTCTTTACTTAAAGTTGGCGATTTAATTTACGTATTTGACACAACAAACACACTTGGTCATCTCGTATTTGTAAATGCTAACAGTGGCACAGTAGTAGACGTAACTGATGGTCTTGCTGTAACTTCTACAGATACAGATTAATCAGAGTAGTAAATATGTAACTTTGGGTAAGGTGGGTGTTTTACACTCACCTTATTCTCACATCTGGAGATAGGGTATGGCAGCTGGAGATTCAGCATTATCAGTTTGTTCTGATGCACTAATATTATTAGGCGCAAAGCCTATTTCTTCATTCACAGAAGGCACTGATGAATCATCTGCTTGTGATCGTCTTTACTATGACGTAAGAGATCAAGCATTAATGATTTATCCATGGTCATTCTCATTTAAAAAAGTTCAATGTGCTAGACTGGTCACTACACCGGTTACTGAATACAAATATGAATACCAACTTCCAGCAGATAGATTAGGCTCACCAAGAGCAGTCTATGATGCTAATGAAGTAGGTGCGCCTGTTAGAAATGATTATAGAATCATGGGCGATAAGATTCTTACTAACTACGAAGAAGTATGGGTAGATTACCAATACTCAGTGACAGAGCCAAATATGCCTGTCTATTTTATTCAATTACTTAAATACATGATGGCATGGCATTTATGCGTGCCTATTACAGATCAAGTAGATAAAGCTCAATATTGGCAAAGCGTTGCTACAGGATCACCAGGAGAAAATGGTCGTGGTGGTTATATGCGTCAAGCTATGAATATTGATGGTCAAGGACAACCCGTAAACGCGATACAAGACTTCTCATTAATTAATGTGAGGTATTAATGGCTCGCTTTGTCACAGTCCAAACTAACTTCACTACAGGCGAATTAGATCCGCTATTACGCGCTAGGATTGATTTAAAGTCTTACGAGAATGCACTAGAAACAGCGCAGAACGTATTCTGTCAGCCACAAGGTGGCATTACTCGTAGATCTGGCACACGTTATATTAATACACTTCCAAACGCTGGATCTGATTCAGCAGCAAATGGCGTTCGTTTAGTTCCATTTGAATTCTCTACATCAGATAGTTATATGCTTTGCTTTACACATAATCGTATGTATGTGTATAAGAATGGCGCATTAATTACAAACATTAACGGATCTGGTAATCCATATCTATCTACATCTGGTGTAAGCTTAACATCAGCTAGATTGAATGAAATGTGCTGGACTCAATCTGCTGATACATTAATTGTTGCACATGAAGATATTAACCCTGTTAAGTTAGTTCGTGGCGGCACAGATGCAACATGGACTGCATCAGCTATATCATTTGACAGCATTCCAAGATATGCATTTACATTATCTTATAGCAATCCAGCTGGAACATTAACACCATCAGCTATATCTGGTAAAGTTAAATTAACAGCATCTACAGGCACACCATTTTCAGCATCATCAGTAGGCCAATACATTAATGTAACTCCACAAGGACGCGCAAAGATTGTGCAGTATTTAACTGCTACTACAGTCAATGTAGTAACAGAATTTCCATTCTTTGATACTACAGCTATTGCTAGTGGTGATTGGGAAATTGAATCTGGATATGAAGATGTATGGTCATCAACAAAAGGCTGGCCTAGAACAGTTACATTCCATCAAGGTCGTTTATACTTTGGCGGATCTAAATCTAGACCATCTACTATCTGGGGATCTGTCGTAGGTTTATTCTTTGAGTTTGATCCTACAGAAGGATTAGATGATGATGCGTTAGAAGCTACATTAGATACTAATACATTTAATGCTATTACAGACATTATCTCTGGACGAGATCTTACTATATTTACTACAGGCGGTGAGTTCTATGTGCCACAAACAGGCCTAGAACCTATTACACCTACATCATTCTTCTTACAGTCTACTAGCCGTAATGGATCAAAACCTGGCATACGTGTTCAGCAATTAGAGTCTGGCGTTATATTTGTGCAAAGACAAGGTAAGTCATTATCTGAAATTGCATACTCAGATGTTCAGCTTACTTATGTTACATCAAAGATATCTTTATTATCTGGACATCTATTAAAGACACCAAAACGTATGGCATTAAGACGTGCTGTGGATACAGACGAAAACGATCTATTGCTTATTGTTAATGGCGATGACGGCACACTCGCATCTTATTCATTAATGAAGTCACAGAATGTTATAGCGCCATCAGAGCTTGTAACTTCTCAAGGATCATTTATAGATGTTGGTGTTGATCTTACTACAATTTATACAGTTGTTAAAAGAACGATATCTGGCACAGATCAATACTATGTAGAAAAAGTAGAACATACTTTATTGACAGATAGTGCTAAAACTGGTGGCGTAGCTTCATCAGTATCTATGAGCCATTTAGTAGGCAAGGAAGTTAATGTCATACTTGATGGTATAGTTCAAGCTAACCAAACAGTTCCAGCTGGTGGCACAGTTACATTCCCAAGAGCATCAACAACTTCTTATGAAGTGGGATTGCCAATCGTTGTGCAAGCGACTACAATGCCTATAGATCTTAAAGTTCAAACAGGCACAAGACTAGGATTTAAGAAGCGTATTGTTGAAGTCAATGCGTTAGTATTAGAAACACAAAACATGGTAGTAAACGGCGTAGAAGTGCCATTTAGATCATTTGACACACCATTAACGTTAGATGCTGATGTGCCAGAATTTACAGGCACTAAAGTATTGCATGGCATACTAGGGTATAGTAATGAAGCAAAGATTACTATTACACAAAGTGCGCCATTGAAGTTTACGTTATTAGGTATGGAATATAAAGTAGCGGTTCACCAAGGAGCATAAGATGTCATTTTTAGCAGCAGCACCATTAACTACAGCAGCAGCAACAACTGCTGGAACAACTGCATTTGGATCTACAGCATTTTGGGCTGGAACAGCGGCGGCTGCTCCTATTACTGCAAGCACTGTAGTTCCTTCATTATTAGTATCATCTACGCCATCATTCTTTGGAACATTAAGTAATGCATGGAATGTAGTTCAGCCATACATGAGTGGCATATCTGCTGCCGGTCAATTACTACAAGGTGTTAATGCTATTCAAGCTGGTCAAACACAAGCTAGCATGTATAAATTACAACAATTACAATTAGAGTCTAAACTTACTACTGACAGACTTAACATGACTAGACAAGCAAATGATGTATTAAGACGACTCAATGCATCTAATGCATCTGCTGTAGCTCGTGGCTATTCTGGTGGCGTTAAAGGATATGAAGGATCTAGCGCTATGCTTATGGCATTGAATGATAAATATGCTGGAGAAGATTTGCAAGTTATACAAGAGAACATTAAAACATCTGGCACATTTGGTGACATACAAAATAGCATGATTACAGCTGCGGCAGAGAAAGCAGTTACAGGATCTTATTACGATGCATTTGCAAGTGTCGGCAAAGCTGCTTATTTATATACAACATTAAAAACGGCTTAAGGGAAAGTTATGGCAGATAATCCACGTTACCAAAGGGCAAATGTAGTTTATGCAGATATGCCTAATCTACAGCCGGTAAATCTACAAGAACAATTAGCATCTAATAGACGCATTGGTGCAGCATTAGATCAAATGGTTAATATTACAACAGACATAGGTAAACGCTATGCTGTGGAATCTGCTGGCAAATATGCACTTGAAAACCCTGTAACTAAAGAACAGTTATTAGAAGCTCAACAAAATAATACTAATCCAGTTGCTGGCAATCTTAAAGGCGGCACAATATTTAACGATACATTAAAGAAAGTATATGCCCAACAAGCATCATCAGAGCTTACTAACTTAGCTTATACTCACTTTGAAGATGTATTAAAACAAGTAGAGAATGAAACATTAACAGATCCAGATGCAATCAAACAATCTCTTAATGCTATCATCAAGCCACAATCACAAGTATTAAGCAATATTGATATTGAAACAGGATTGGCCTATGACGCTAAAGTAACGTCTTATGCTAATACATACTTTAAACACGCTAATAAAGAGATAGAAAGACAATCAAGAGAACGTATTGATTTGCTTTCTATGGATACATTAAATGCTCAAGTTAAGATGTTTGAGCGAGATATAGCAAATGAAACAGATCCT